ATACTAACCGCTAACTGCGTTTTTGAGCATATTATATTTATTTATATCTGTTCTAAATATTCTGGCTTGCTCTGTAAGGTTAAAAGAATCAGGTGCAAAGGGGTTCTTTTCACCAGCAGCTACTGTTTCAGTCTGAACCTTAGTAGTCGTTGCTCCACCGCCTTGTGGTCTTGGGTTCTTCTGTACCCATTGAGGCATTTTAGACATTGCCCATTCTTTTACAGGTGTTCTGTTATAGCCATCAACAACAACAACAGTTCCATCTGCCTCTCTAGATAATTGATCCTTACTGATGCGAGATAGTACATACTGGGGATCGTGTACAACATCAGCAAGGGCTGTTACTGCTGGGGCTTCAACTTCAAGTTGTCTCTGCCTAGCTTCTAGCTCTTGTATTTTTTTGTTCTTGGCATCTTCAGCATCACGATACTGCTGTGCTTGTTTAGCAATCGCCTCATCATATCTGCCTTTTGCCTCTAGCTCTTCTTGCTCTTTCTTTTGTTTGTAAGCAATCAAG